GTCAGCTCCATCCGCTTTAGGATCACCTTGCTCACCACGCCCCACAGGGCGGTAGAGGTCAGCAGTGCCACGATCAGCGGCACGCCGACATTCGTCCATGCTTCCATCAAGTCACCCCCTTACAACTCGGCGCTGAGCACGATCTGTGCTCCCTGCCGCAAAAACAGGGCGTAGGTCTCGCCCGCCGTCAGGCCGCTGGACGTAAAGATCAGGCTCCGCATGCTGCAAGCCCCGCCGGTCTGCATCGCCCATCCGCCTGTGACCATGGTGACGTCCTTCACGTCGCTGGACGTTTTGCCCGCCTTGAAACGCGATACGCCGCCGGTGGGGATGGTGGGTGTAGGCGCTTTGCGCATGGGCACAGCCAGCGGGATGGGGACCCACAGGTCGACGGTGTTGTTGGCGTACCCGATGGCCACGCCGTTGCCGGAGGTGTCGTAGGGCGTGGAGATGATCTGGAGATAGCGCATGCACTTGGTCAGCTCCTCGCCGTAGTCGGGCATCTCGTTCAACACCCACGCGCCGCTGCTGTTCTGATGGGTCAGCGTCTGCTCCGTCCCCAACTCCAGTTTGACGGCCACGAGTTTTTCCCCCGCCGCCGTGACTGTGACCGTCTTGTTTGCGCTGTTGTAAGTCGGCACCACCTCGCCCACTCCGGCCTGCGTCAGGGCAGATGCCGTCACAGTGCCGACCGGCGCGGTCTCCAACACCTGCTGCATGGTTCCGTTCAGCGTGATGCCGTCCGTGTTGATCGTCACGCTGCCGCTCACCAGTTTCCAGCGGTCCAGAAAATACCCTGCGCTGCTGATGGTGCCGCTGACGTCCCGCTGGTTCACCGGATTGACAAAATACCAGTTGTCCAGCAGATTCCGGTTGCAGGGCTGCACTTTGGCAGCGATGACGTTGCCGCTGATGGCGATACCATCGCCAGCCGTATACGGTGCTGGTGCGCCGATGTTTGACCGAGCCTGCGCCTTCTGGGCGTCGGTCAGGGTTTGCGGGGCATTGTACTTGACGGCGTTTTGTACGTCTGCAAGATCACGCCCAAATTGCGCCTCAGAGCCGACATAGCCACTGGCAGATGCCGTTTCGTATGCGCTTTTCCCGTCAGCCCCAGGGTCGCCCTGCGCCCCAGGCGCACCGTCCTTGCCGGGAAGCCCTCGTTCGCCCTGTTTTCCTTCTGCACCTGCTGGGCCTGTCGCGCCCTGCGCGCCAGCTGGGCCGACCACCAGTCCCAAATCAATTTCAGGCATTTTTTTCCTCCTTACACTGTCAGTATTAAATGACCGGCGCTGTTAATGGAGAGATTCGGCGGTACGTTCCCCGTATAAGACAGGATCAGATGTCCGGTCTCATCGATCCGAAAACCATACATACCATCCGCTTCTACCACTGCGCCAGCTGGGCCGGTATCGCCCTTTTCGCCGGGCGCACCGTCCTTGCCGGGCGCACCGTCCTTGCCGGGCGCACCGTCCTTGCCGGGGATGCCCTGTTGCCCAGTGGCTCCTGTCGGGCCGGTTTTTCCTTTTCCGCTGATGCTGCTTTTGTAAAAGCTGCCGCTTTCCGGATCCCATAGCATCCAGTATCCGTCCCCGCCTAAATATGGGTATTTCCCCACAGCGCTTTCCGCCTTTGCTGCGGACTGTCCGGCTGAAACGGCGTCACTTTTTGCTGAAACGGCATCTTGTTTGGTGCTTTCCGCACTTGCCGCCGCTTTCGTTTCGCTTTCTCTTGCGGCATTGGCATTATATGCCGCGCTGATTTCACTTTGTTTGGCGGCATTTTTGCTTTTCTCGGCATCTTCGGCGGCGGATCGTGCATCCGCTATCGTTCCGATGATCGCTTCGATCTGTGTCTGCATCTGCGCTGCCTGTGTAGGCGGCACATCCTGTTCCGTTTCTGCGCTGCCGCTCCACTTGCTTTCGCCCACCGTAAAGGTACCGTATACCGCCGTAGTCGCCCGCGCCTCTTTGCCGCCGGAAGCCTCTGCCCCCTTGATGGCAAGCGCTATATCTCCCGCGTACTTTTTTGCCCCGTTCGGCACCGGCACAAGGTAGACATTGGTGGTACCGCTCTCCAGCATTTGTGCAGCCAGCAGCACCTCCACGGTGCTCTCGCCAAGCGCATCGCAGAACTGTACCGTTTTCGCCAGTCCCTCCCACATGGGGGAGAACTCCATCCGCAGCACCACATCATTGTGACTTCCCGCCGCGCCGATCAGCACCTTGTCACCGGCGATGTATTCATTCTGTATTTTCAGCGGGATCGTTCTTACCATGTTTCCCGTCCTTTCTGCTGAAAGACGGCGCAGCAAGTCAAAAGGGAAGCGCCCCTCCTGCCTTGCTGCGCCGTGTCACAGCCATTTTCGTGTCTCGCGGTAGTATGCAGTTGTCAATTCAGCTGCGCCTTGACCGCCTCATATTCCCGGCTCTTCTGCTCCAGCATCTCCGCCGTCGCCGCGTCCTGTGCCATCGAGCGGCGGATGATGTTGTACACCTCGCGGGGGATGCGGACGTGCTTGCCGCGCTGGATGCGGTACACCTTTCCGTTCCAGCCCACCACGATGTCGTCCTTGTACCGGTCGTCATCCTTGAATGCCCAGAACGGCACCATGCCGTCGTCGGAGGCTTCTCCTGCCGCCATACCGCGCATAACGGCCTCTGCTGCTTTCGCGGCCTCCTTGGCATCCTCAGCCTCCTTCTTGGCCTGCGCCAGCGCCTCATTGGCTGCTGCCAGCGCCTTTTCCATCTCCTCCGGAGTTCTCTGCTTCTTGTTGTCAGCCATGCTCATTCCTCCTTGCATTTTTGGTATGCGGAGGGGGAATGACCCCCTCCGCGTTACCGTCAGTTCATCGCGCCGCTCTCGAAGGTAGAGGCGGATTCGATGCGCACCATGTACTGCTCCACCAGACGCTCCGCCACCTTGGTCAGCTTCCAGCCTGCGGTGGCACGCTGGTTCAGCGGGTCAGCCGTACCGGAGGACCCCAGCTGCTTGACGATGTGCTGCAAGCCGCCGCCCTCCAGCTCCGTCACGCCGTAGGCGTCTGCGCCGAGGATCAGGGTAGAGTACACATCGCGGCCATTTGCGCCACCCTCGCCGGGATAGATCACGGTGCTGGCGGCAGGCGTGGTGGCAGGGGCGGTCTTCACGGTGATGGTGGCAGAACCGGCAGCACCGGCAGCAGCGGACGCCACCTCCAGCAGCTCGCCGCCCACCAGAATGTCTCTGCCGGTCAGCGCCTTGGCCTGATTGGCAGAGAGCTTTTCGGTGATGGTAATGACCTTGCTGGCCGCGCTCTTCACCGTCAGGTTGCGGGCGCTTGCCTCGCCGCCGTCCTCGATCTTCAGGGGGGCGGCGTGGAAGATCTTGGCCTCTGTGGTCTCCACAAAGCGCACACCCTCGATCTTGCCGATCTCGCCCTCGTAGATGCCATCGGGGTCGGAGTAGGTCTTCACATCCACCCACTTCTTGTCGTTCATCAGGTCATAGGCGGTGTCGGGATGGATGATACCGGCAAAGTAGCCGTTGATCTTCTGGGCGTTCATGACCTTCAGGGCGCGTACAGCCTTGCGGATGTCGTCCACCGTCAGGTACTTGTTGTTCTCGGCGGTGCTGTCGCCGCCTACCAGCTCAGAACGATCCTTTGCGCCACCGGCGTACACCACATTGGTTCCGCCAGCCAGCACCTCGCGGGTGATGGTGTCGGCGGTACGGCCTGCCTGAGATGCCAGCAGACGGGTGGCCTGCACAAGGTTGTTGTCGATAGCCGTCAGCTCCAGGATGTCGGACAGCTCGATATACCCGCCGTACTGCTTGATGGTGGCGCGGATCACGCCCATGCTCATCTTCTGACCGGCGGGGGTCACACCTTCGGTCAGAGGCACCAAAGCCTTGGGCAGGCTGTCGTACTTTCTGAACTCGATGGTTTTACCGCTGTTCTTGGGGATGGGGTGCTTCTGGCCAAACTGGTCATGGATCAGCTCCGGCTCGGCGAGGTTGATGAGGCGCATAGAGTAATACACCTTCATCTCGTCGCTCAGACCGGGATCCAGCGTGGTATTGGTGTATGCGTCAAACAGGTTCAGCACCACCGGCATCAGGTACAGGTCGTTGTAAATTTTGTTCATGTAATAGCTCCTTTCCGCATATCGCAGCGGAGCCGTAGGTCAAAAGGAAATGCGTTCGCCTCTTGCTACTCTCCGCTCGATCTCCTCAAAGTCCGCTCTTGTCAGCTTTGAGGGATCCGTCTTTGTAACAAACGCGCTGTTGGAGCTGGTGCCGTTCTCACTGGGACGATTGCCCTTGGCCCGGACGTTATCAGCCACCTTCTTCTCCGTGCTGGCGGCAGCGGCCTGTACCGCGTTGCCCATCAGCTCGTCAAAGTGCAGCACCTTGTAGGCGTGCTCCATTGGTGTACCGGCTTTCAGCAGGTTCACAAATTCGTCGTTTTGCAGCTCCTGCACAAGGTCAAAGTTCTGGTACATGGGATTGCCCCTCATGGCCTCCGCTTCCATGTACCACTTCTCGCTCTGCGCCCGGATCTGCGCCTCCTGCTGATGCATCTGCTGGCCGCGAAGCAGCTCGGCGTTCTCCCGCCGCAGACGGCGGAACTCCTTGTACTGCTCCTCGCTCATGCCCGCCTCCTCGGCGGCTTCACTCCAGTAGGCGTGGTCGTTGTCCACGGCCTCCAGCAGACGCTTTGCATCCCCGTCCGCGATGCCGTAACGCTCCATCAGCGTATCCAGCACCGGCTGGTAGGACTGCATCCGCTTCTCCGTCTCCCGTGCCTCCTTGAAGCGCCGGTCGATCATCCGCTGTGTCTCCTGGGTGTACAGATCCTTGTACTCCCCGTTGATCAGCTCCCGGAAAGCCTTTTTCTTGGCCTCCAGCGCGTCGGACGTGGTCTCCACGTCCTTCCCCTTATCCTCAGTCCCGGCGTCGGACTGTACTTCCGTCTGGCTCTCCGCCTGTTTGCCGTACTTGACGTTGGCCAGTGCGCCCGATTTGCTCTGGCGGGTGGTACCGGAGCTTGCCTGTGTCTCGCCCTGTGCGGTGGCAGCTGTCGCCCCATCGCTGCCCTCGCCGTCAAATAGGCCGAGGGAGATTCTGTAAAGGTACATATCTGTTCCTCCTTTGATTCGCGGGCATATCGCTCCCGTGCAGCGCTCCCCATCCACCCTTGCGGCGGGCGGCGGCTCGTTGCCGCCGTCACACCGCGCAGGCAGGGAGGAAGTATCTATATCATAGGAAGGGGGCGCGGTCTCCCGCACCCCTAAAACGAAAAATATTTTTATTTTTTTTCGATTTTTACGGAGATCGCCTCCGGCTTTGCCATTTCCAGCTGCAAAAAGCCGATTTCCAGCAGATCATACAGCCACCTCCCGCCGTGCCAGCGCAGGTACGCATCCCCGCTGTCCAGCCGTTCCCGCACCAGCTCCGCCTCCTGCGTATTGTGCAGCCAGCCCGCCGCCGTGTACAAGAGGCAACTTACCGCCGCACACACGTCAGGGTATCCCGTGGCGTGTCCCTTGCACCTCACCGAGCAGCTGTCCCCGCGATGCAGTGTTACCTCCGTCATAGGCTGGGCGTACTCCGCTTTGCCAATGCCTGCCCGTATCCGGTCATAGGCGTCTGCGCCTCCATGATGCCGCTTGCAAGCTGGCTGGTGGCCTCCGCAGGTGCGCCGCCGCCAGTCTGCGCCGGTGCATCGCCTGCGCCCTCCTGCGGCAGGATAGCGCCCGTCAGCATGGCGATCTGCGCCTGCATCTGCATCAGCATATTCAGCAGGGTCTGCCCCTGCATCACCTTTTCCCGCACGGTCTGGATGCCCTCAAAGTCCATCATCTCCAGCGCCGTCAGACTGGCCTGCGCGTTGTCCGGATTAAAAAAGCCCAGCGAGTACAGCTCCTTTGCCCGCTCGTTCTGCTCCATGCGGGAAAAGGGATTCTTTTTCTGCGCCTTGATTTTGAGGTCAAACACCGGCTTACGGAACATCTCGTCGCCCATTGTGTCCAGCCCCGTCACTTGATCCTGCAAGCCCGCGTTGTCGAAATCTACAAACTGATACTCGTTGCCCTCGCCGGCAATGCGGAAGCTGCGGCTTACGTCGTAAAACTGCCGCATCAGCTCCACGCACAGCGTGTTAATCTGGGTATAGGCGCGGTAGCTGGCGGCGATCATATCCCGGCTTGCCTTGTTTCCTGCCTCCTGCAAGGCGGCAATCGCCGCTGCCGCCGTCACGTTGGAGGTGCCGCCGGAGTTCACGTCGCGGTTTGCCGCCGTGTCCTTCATTTCCTCGATCTTCATTTGCGCCACCGTGACATAGATGTCGGAAAGCGGCTTGGTGACGATCTCCTTGATCCTCTGGTCGCCGATCTCGCCGTTGACGTGTACCAGAGGGCGGTTCCAGTCGATAAACTCCTGCTCGTTGATGGCCGTACTTTCCGACACAAAGAAGCGCTTCTTGGTGGCCATCATCGCGTTTTCCAGAATGTTGGCGCTGAGCTTGTCGATATACAGCTGGGGGTCTTTGCAGATCGCCACATAGCCGAAGCCGATAGGCGTACCCTTTTCCGGGTACATCACGTCCAGCACAACAGGGTACATCCCGTGGTCGTAAAAGCCCCGCTCCCGGTATTCCGGATCGTTCTCGCTGGCATACAGCAGGGTAGACCCCACAAACTTGATGTAGTGCAGCGCCGTCCTGCCGCTGGGCGTCTTGACCTTGTAATACCAGTCCACCACCACGCTCTTTTCGCTGGTGTCCACGGTGTCGTCGTAGATGTACTCCTTCACGTCCACGACCTTGCCCTTCTGTTTGCCCTTAAGCTGGGGGTACTCGCTGTCCAGCAGGTCGTTGTCCACCAGATCCACGATAAACAGATTCCGGCTCTTCTGGATGTCCGTGATCCCCGGCTCCCAGAACAGGTTCAGCAGGTCAATGTTCCGGATCTCGATGTCGCCCAGCCCGTTGTCCTTCCGGCTGTCCCAGAACACACCGTACACCGCCGTGCCGTGCTTGAGCTTTTCCCACCAGTTGTCGGAATACACCTGCTCAAAATGGTTGTACTCCTGCACCACCGGCAAAATCTGGCTCAACGTCTTTGCGCTCTGCTCGTCGCTCTTTTCCCGTGGCAGCACCACAGGCTCCGGGTAATTGTCCATCGCGTCCGCGTGCTTGTTCTGGATGGTGTTAAACAGCCACGCCGACGTGGGCTTTGGCTGGGGAGGGGAGGAGAGGACTTCCTTTCCGCTTTTGTCCACCAGCTTGGCTTTGCTCTGCCCGATGCCCTCCCAGTGCCGCAGCTCCCACCACAGCTCGTCGTTGACCACACGGCTTTCCAAATTGCCCTTGCCGTTTTTGTACCGCGTCAGCAAGTCGATCCCGCGCTCCACGTCCTTTTCCGTAATGGTAGGCGTGTTGTCCGTCCGTTCCAGCAGCATCGCCGCCATCTCCGGCGGCATACCCTCCTCCGGCACAATGCCGGGGATGCCGTATCTCTCCATATCCTTTTCCCCCTTAATAGGTCTGATAAAATGCGTACCGGCTGGGCCTGTACTCGTCCTCCGTGTCCAGCGGCGAATAGGGCCGCTCCACGATGTGTCCCATGTCTCTTGGCCCGATGGGGTTTTTCATACAGACGTACCGCAGCTGGTCGTAGATATGATCCTCGCCGTCTGTGTCGATGTCCTCCACGTCTGTCTGGTCGTATACCAGGTTCGGAACTGTGCGGATGAAGTGCTTGCAGGTGTCGAACACATACAGCATCGGTACGCCGTCTGCGTCGAACGCCAGCCGGTGGTGGATCTGCATCTTGCCATTGATCCGTGCGTGGTCGCCTTTTTCAAAATAGACACGCTCACGCTCCATCAGCGCACCCACGCTTTCCGTGCCGTCGCTCTGCCAGATCGCCGGGTCGCCCACGCGGTGTATGTCCCTCCCCCGCAGGTTGGGGTCGTCCGCCTCGATGCGCCGTATCTCCTGCGCCACCTTGGTCGGCTCCCACATCACGCCACGGTTTGGCGTCCCGTTGCAGCCGTAAAACTCACGGATATGGTACATCCGCCGGTTTCTGTCCACCGCGTACCACCCCACGGAAAAGGGACGGGAATATCCCCAGTCCAGTCCGCACCAGATCACCCAGTCCTCCGGGATGCGGAACGGTGCGATGACGTGGGTCTGCTGCCTGTCCAGATAGTGCTCCCGGTCGTTGCGCCACTCCGTAAACACCTGCCCCTCAAAGCTGTCCCAGTTACCGTACAGCAGGGCATTGCGCTCCGCCTCCGGCATGCTGGCCAGTCTTTGCACATACAGCGGGTCGTTGGCCATCAAGATCTTGTTGTCAAACACGGAGGACGGCACAAATATCCGCTGCTGCTGTCCCGTGTGCTTTTTACCGTCCGGCGTATACCACACCGCCTCCTCCGTGATGGGCTGCATCGGCGGTGCCGCCGTGATAAACCGCTCCTTGACCCACCCGTGACCGATGTTGCCGGGGTTGGCGGTGGAGCGCATATACACCCGTGTCCCCGCCCCGTTGGGACGGTTGCGGGATTTCAGGTAGTCATACTCCTCCTGTGTAAAGTGTGTCAGCTCGTCGAACGCGATAAAGTCATACGCCTGCCCCTGATACTGTATCTTGTCCTGCGGACGGTTCATGCTGCCGAACACGATCTGCGCGCCGGAGGGGAACCGCCAAGTGTGGTTACTGCCGTTGTACCGCGCCTTGGGATATGCACGGGGGTAGTAGTGCAGCGTCTTGTCGATCAGCTCCCGCAGCTGGGGAAACGTCTTGCGCAGGATCAGCGCCTTGTACCAGGGGATATGCACCTGCCGCAGCGCTTCGATGACCAGCGCGTCGCTCTTGCCGCCGCCCGCCGCCCCGCCATACAGGGCTTCGTACTCCGGCCTCGCCATAAATACGGCCTGCCGCTCCTGCGGCTCCCACACGATCTCAGGCATCCGTCTTTACCTCTGGCATCAGCACCACGCCGATCTCCTGCCGGTCTGCCTCCGGCGCTTTCTCGCGCCATCCGAAATTGCAGCTCAGGCTAAACTTCGCCCCATTGGCACCGTCCCGGTCGTACAGCCGCGCCTCTGCGTATTCCTCGCACCGCGCCTTTGCTCGCGTAACCGTGTCCGCGAATTCCGGCCTTGCCTGATAATCAATCAACGCCTGCCGTCCGGTAAAGCCCAGTGCCAGCGCCAGCCCCGTGATCGTCGGAGGCTTTGCGTTTATGATGATAGGTATCCCGTACTTATCCCGCACCACGCATCCGTCGTCCCCGATAAACGGCTCACCTTTGCACTCCTTAAAATAGGCGTCAATCGCCGCCTGCATCGCCTTTACGCTTTTCCATTTTCTCGGCGCTCCTGCCGGCATACGCTCACACCCTTTCTTTCCTGACGCAGCGGCCTCCCACCACTGGCCTTTGTCATTGCCGCGTCCTTCCCCAGCTTTCGCCACACCTTCGCTCTCCGTTTTTTGTGCAGACGGTTGGACTCGAACCAACGACATACCTCCCGGCGCGGTGCTCTACCGACTGAGCTACGTCTGCATATTTCCCCCGTCAGGGCGGAGCCGCCGCCCCGCCCCACAGGGCAGAAAAGAGGGGAAAAGAAATGAATCGGCACGGGCAGGTTGCCCCTGCATATCCAGCATACCTATATGTATATCGCCCGCGCACCCCTCAAACAAAAAAATTTTTTTTATCTTTTTTATTTTCCCTCTTGACTTACCACGCAATGCGTGGTAATATACAGGCAGATCAAGAAACAGTGCAGCCGCACAGCGGCAGAAAGGGAAATATCATGAAGAAGACTTTTTATTCCGTCACCTACGCAGTATGGGGATCCAGCTTCCGCCGGGAGGCATGGTTTGACAACAAGGCCGCAGCAGACGACTTTGCGGCGCACGATTTCCGGGATGCCCCGGTGGCCCACACCTACAGCAAGGCGGACAGCATCCGCGCCGCCGAGGATCGCGTGGCCGCTACGGCGGCAGAGCTGGCCCGCTGATAGCAGTAACGCTTCGGGCGGGGCTGATTTACTCGGCCCCGCCCCATGAACATTTTTAACAGGAGGAACAGAACATGGAGATCAACACCCACGGACGGAACATCAACACGGAGGACTTGGCAAAAGCCTCCGACTACACCAAGGGCCTCGGCTCCCGCACTGGGGAGTACGCAGAGATCTTTTACGACAAGGCCACCGGCGATGTCTGGTGCAAGTACCACTGGGATCGCGAGGAATGGACGGTCTACCACGACGCTGACGTCACGAAGGTTGGTATTGCGGTACGATACAAGACCCAGCAGCAGATTGCGGACATGATCGACAATACCCTGACAGAGGACGAGCAGACCGAGCGCGAGAACGCCGCATATCTGGCGGGCGGAGCATGGTCATGATGGCGCTTGACATTTCCCGCGCAGCGTGGTAACCTATTCTCGTCGGATGCAGGAGGCGCTTGCATCCGTGGATTGAAAAGGTGAGAAGGACAAGTCCTTCACCCGCGGGAAGAGCACCGGTCACCGGTGCTTTTCCTTTTTCACATTTTCACCTACGAAAGGATATTAAACATGACAGACAAACTGTTTTGCACCCTTTTCGCCGCAGCACTCGCCGCCGCCGACCGAGACGCTTTTGTTTCCGACTGGTCGCTGTCCTCCGTCTGGGGGGACGCGGACATCCCCGCAGACCGCATCGACCTGCTGGCGCGTCTCTGGGACGCCGCCCACCTGACGATCCGCGACATCCGGCAGCACACCGGCCTGTCCCAAGCAGCCTTTGCTATGCGCTACTGCATCCCCACCCGCACACTGGAGGACTGGGAGCGCGGCGTGAGGAGCTGCCCAGCCTATCTCCGCCTGCTGCTGGCGCAGGCCGCCGGGCTTTATACAAGACCATGACAACTCAAAAAGAGGACACCATGTAGGTGCCCTCTTTTTTCATCTCTCCACATCCTCCGGGAAAAACGTCTCGCGGATGCCCTTGCACTCCGCCACGATATAGCGCCCCTTTGGATGCACATAAACCACCGTCGCACGCCGCACTGGGTACTGCTTTTCGAGATTTCCGGAGCCTGGGAACGGCTCCGGCATCGTCAGAAACCGCGCACGAATCACATCACCCTTCTGCATTGTCCCTCCACGGCGTATCTACGCACTCCGGTTTTCTGCACCGCATTTCGATTGCCCACAAAATGTTCCACGCCGCCGCCAACAGGTGATCTTCGTCCTCCTGCCCGGCCAGATACTTCGCCGCGTGGCGCATGCCGCTGTCCAGCAAACTGCTGGTGGGGATTCCACGGTCTACGTTATGTTCCCCATACTTCAGCGCCCCGGCCTCACAGTGCTTGCTCACCTCGATGATCGCCGCCCACGGGAGAAGATCCATGCGGCCTTTTCCGCTGTGCATATCACGCTGCGCCCCTGTACTAAACGTCGTGCGCTCTCCGCTGTCCTTAATCATGCTTTTAAAATATCAGCCATTGCCCCTTCTCCTTTTCACCACCAACCCATTGCTTCGGCATTTTCTATTTTCAGCATTTTTTCTGACCCTCCATATACTCGTAAATGGACGCACACCGATCCCGGTTGCAGCACTTCACGACGGTATCTCCGCGAGTAATGGCCATCCGTCTCTCCGCCATATCACAAACACTATAGCTTGTCAGCATATCGACCCGTGGCCTTTCGACAACTTCCGGTTCAAAATGCGGGCAGCGGTCACAATACTTGCATACATCAAGCTTAATCATTTTTTCTCTCCTTTCAAATATCTTCAGCACCGACCTCCAGCTTTTCCATCGCCTTCCGGATCACACTGCCGCCGTAGGCATCCTTGGTCAGGGCCAGGAACTCTCGCAGGGTCATGGTGTCGCTGTCCACGTCTATTCCGTGGTCGCGGGCAAACTGACGGCGGCCCATGTCGCAACTCCCGGTAAGGCGGTGATGCCAGTCGTAAAAATACTGCGCAGGGTATGCCCTGCCGTCCTCCGTCGCTTTCAAAAATGCCGCGATGCGCTCCTCCACCGGCATATCTTCAAACAGCTTGTCCCGAAGAGCCTCCATCGCATTTGCCAGCGTTTCGCCGTGGGCAAAGATGTTATCCTGTTTGGCAACGTAGCAGTTCGTGGTGGTCAGGTCGCGGTTCAGGATCACGCCGTGCGCCACGTTCCCCCGCACGTGGCGGAGGATCGTGGGCACCCCGTCGATGGTATACACCGGGTCGCTGTTAAAGGATCTTATGCCGTCGCCGGAGCCGGAGCCGGAGCCGTAGCCGTCGCCGGAGCCGGAGCCGTAGCCGGAGCCGGAGCCGTCGCCGGAGCCGGAGCCGTAGCCGGAGCCGGAGCCGTAGCCGGAGCCGGAGCCGTAGCCGTCGCCGTCGCCGGAGCCGTAGCCGGAGCCGGAGCCGTAGCCGTCGCCGTAGCCGTAGCCGGAGCCGGAGCCGGAGCCGTCGCCGGAGCCGGAGCCGTAGCCGGAGCCGGAGCCGTCGCCGGAGCCGGAGCCGTCGCCGGAGCTTACAGACAAAAATGCTTTGACTTTCTCATCCAGCGCGCTCATCGCTTCCACTCCTTCACGCCGCTGATGGATGCCGTGGCCTTTGCGGTGCAGGGGATCACCTGGATCACCCCGGTCACTTCCATCAACGGTACCGTCACAGTAAACTTGCAGTCACCGGGGGTCTTGGTGCCGTCCATAGCCAGTTGCTCGATGGCGCAGGCACCGTTCCAGTACCACAGCTTGCGCACATTGGTCATGGTCGCTTCCGTGCCGCGTCGTTCCTTGATGCCACCGAAAAACACGCCTGCGCGGTCGCAGCGGACAATGTACATCTGCTCGTTCTTCTCGTTCTTCTCATTCATGGTATCTTTCCTCCGTATTTTTTATTTCACCGGCATGCCGGCGTTTTATTGATTTCGTTCGCCGTAAGAACAAAAGTCCTCCGGCTTTCGCTTCTGCCAAGCCGCTGAGTGTATGTTGCCGTCCGAGTAAATTTTCAGGCAGACACCCATGTCGTAGTGCTTGCAATCCTTGCAGCATACCACCGGAGCAACATCAGCGTTGGTGTAAACAGCACCGTGATAACGCTTCGTGTTTTCGATTGCTCTCGCACCGGCGTTCATGGCAAGCATGAGTTCTTCCGTGCGTTCGATGTATTCAGCCATTTTCAGCACCATCCCATTCTAACGGTTTGCCGCACATCGGGCATTTTTCAGCCTTCTTCTCTTCGACCACCAGCCCCAACTGCCGCTTGCAATGCGGACAGTACGGTATATGCCACCAGCCGAAACTTCCGCCAAGTTTCCATTTCTTGTCGCAGTAAAAAGGCTTTTTAGGTTCAGCCATTGTCAGCCCTCCCTCAGCTCATATTTCGCACTGTCAGCGCAGTATACAGGATACACGCGCCCAGCCATTGCAAACTGGTAGCCCAGTCCCCCTTGCTGGCGATATTTACCACCAAACTGCCCAGCGCACCGGCTACCATCAGCAGCGGGAAAACAATTTTCAAAATTCCCATCACTCCACCTCCTGCATCCAGAACTCGCGGCGGCAGTCGGAACACATCTTTGTACAATTCGCGTATCTGCTCCGAAAATCAACGGAAATGCGCCTTGGGCATAGCATCAAGTCCCCACGTTCGTCAATTTCCGCCTCCGGGTACTGCTCCAGAAACACGCTCTGCCGAGTTTTGCGCGGGTGCAGCGCAGACCACGCTTCGACTTCTGCGACGACATCTTCTGCTTTCGTGTTATAATCGTTAATGCCTTTCTTGATACATCCAAGTGTATACATTCTTCTGCGCTCCTCGACAAACTTCACAGCATCCATTTACTTTTCCTCCTTCATCTCCACGGCCTTGGCAAACTGCGCCAGTCCATCACTCATGTCCGCGATCTGCGCATCCCGCCGCAGTACGGTGTCCCGCAGTCCGGCGTTGGTCTGCAGCAGCGCCTCGATGTGCCGCTGCTGGTTCTCGATCAAATCAGCGGCGGCATCCAACACTCGTTCTTGGCAATGCTGCTTATCATTGTGGATTGTGCAGCCATGACACTCTCCCTCGGCACAGCACCGCAGCACGGTCACGATCTCGTCTCTTGTCATGTCATTCCTCCTCTGGAAAATGTTTCTTCGTCACGGCGATGGGGAACGGCTCGATCTCGCTTGCCCACCGCGCCGTACCTTTCCCGTGTATCCGTTCCCAGATCAGCGGGAAACCTGCGATGCCGTCAAACAAGCTCCCCAGCGTTGCGTCCTCCGGCAAATACCGCGCCATACGCCGCAGCATCCAGTCCCAGAAGGGCAGGGCGATGGAGTTGCCCAGCGCCTTATACCGTGGGCTGTCCGCGTTCTTGTGCTTCTTGCCCTTTTCGTCCGTCCACTCGCCGATGTCCGTCCAGTGGTCAGGGAATCCTTGCAGCCGTTCACATTCCATCGGCGTCAGTCGGCGCACTACCATGTTCTGCCGGATTGTATTATTCAGGTTTAGACTTTGCCCGCCGCTTTCTTTTGCTTGCAGCGTACCGTTTACCTCTCCGCCCTCTCGGAAATTGCGGCAGTCGACGGCGCACACAAGGTCTGTGCTGTCCTTAAAGTCCCGTTGCTTGCAACTGCTTGCAACCTCGGCGGCGCGGTAATCTCCAAAACCATTCATCTGGTATGTAAGCGGCACTTGGTTTCCGCCCGTGCCCATTCTCGCCTGCAATGCTGGGACTTGCTCCCCGCACTCGCGGATGACGTCACAGGCGTGTGACATGTCCAGCGCCACCACCGCGGGCTTATTCCCGCCGCACTCGGCGTTCAGTGTAGGAGACAGTTCCTCTTGATAGCCGATGCTCCGCGCCTGTTCACTATTGCCCAGCTTAAACCCGGCGCACAGTACGCTGTCCCGTGCCATTCCGCCGTTTTCATTGGCATTCAAACTGTGCCATGCGCCATCCTGATCGTACACCCTTGCACTCTGTGCATCCCAAGGATTCATACACATTACCCCGTGGCGGTCGCCGGCGGTCAGCGTGGGGGATGGGTCGCCTTCTTTGCCGATGCCAAGACCGTTGCCGCTGCCATCGTGGTTGCGGCTCTCTCCGCCACCCTGCCATCTGGTGGCTATTTCGTTGATGGGGATAGCCGTTGCAAATACGCCATGCGAATGTGCGGCAGAAATGGTGTTCGCCGGGTCACCCGGTTCTCCTACGCCAAATCCTGTTCCGCGCCCTAACGCTTTGCAGCGCGTAGCCACCATCAGGTTAATAGGCGTGGGCGTGAAAATCGTCTGATCGTTGCCCGTACCAAGCGTTCCGCTTTTCTCCGTCTGCACTAAAGCGCCTTTTCCTCCTCCGTCACAGCCCCCCCTGATGCGGACTGCATAAGAAGCACCGCTTTCAGCCGCTCCGGCAGATCCTTCCCCCGCCGCTCCGCTCTCCGCAAAATGCCCTGACACGCTTTCGCGGTCAAATTGTATTTGGGCGGCGAATTCTCCTCCAAAATCTGCGACAACCGAGATTCTTCGGCGACGCTGTGGGGTCCCCAGACGGATAACATTTCCTGTACGGCTGTCTCGGATGGTTTTTCCCCAGTCTTTAGCGTCGTGAGTTCGCCACGCGATAGACCACCCATCACCGTCAATGGCTCCTGCTTTTGTCCATTTTTGCTTGTCCGGCAGTCCAGATAAAGAAAATCCTGGTTCTGCGATACGCGCAATTTCTTCCAGCACGGCTGCGAAGTCTTTTCCTCTATTGCTGCTGAATGCTCCGACAACGTTCTCCCAAACGAGAAACCGAGGTCGGACCATGTCACCTGTCCGTCCATTCCGTTTGTCCTCCGCTCTCATTTCGTTTACGATGCGCACCTGCTCCATAAACAGGCCGCTTCGCGCTCCCGCCAAACCGGCGCGTTTCCCGGCGATGGATAGATCCTGGCACGGGCTGCCGCCGGTGATGCACCACACCGGCTCGATCTCCGCGCCGTTGATTTTGCAGATATCTCCCAAATGTAACATGTCCTAATCTCCAAACACCACGCCGCACTCGTCCTTCAGCATATCCTTGATGTGCTTCCGCTTGATGCGGCCTTCGTTTATCTCCTCCGCCAGTTTCTCCAGGCACTCATACAGGTACGCGATACTCAACGTGTCTCGGCTGTCCGGCGTCTCCTCCTGAACGTGCCAGCCGCACTTGTCGATGAGCGCCATTGCCACCATGTCCATGCACTCCTGCGTACCTCTGCGCTTGCCGTCCATAAAGATACGGTCGTCCCGGCTCAAGTGTTGCCTCCCCATCTCAATACCTCACTCCTATGTAGTCCAGCACACGGGCATAGCCCAGGCCGTCTTTCGTGGGCTTCCACAGACCGTCCGTGTCGAATGCGCCGCCGCCGATGCAGAATTGGTAGTGCTTCGGGTGCGTTTCGTTCATGCGCTGAAATCGGTTGATCCCCTTTTCCAGATGCGAACCGAAACCGCAGAACATACAGCCCGTTCTTTGGCAGCCAGTGCAATGCAGCTGGCAGTCCACCAGCGTCGCGTCGTAGTCGTTCTCGCCGTCGCTGGCCACGATGTCGCCGTACACGCTGGCGTAGGGGAGTTGACGCTCCACGATAAATTGCAGCACATCCTGCTCCGTCCAGAAACTCATGGGCTTAGATAAGGGACGCCTTCCCTCAAAAGCGTTGCAGCCGGTTTCGCGCCATTTTTGCATACGCAGAAGACTTTCCTCCGCCATTGTTGCCGTCGTGGGCTTGACATCCGCTCGGTGCTCATAGCTCTTTGCCGGGGACTTTTTCATAATTCCACAGCACTTGTCTGATATGAGAAATGGAGCCGAAAGCAAATACGCCCACTTTTCACAGTTGTACATACTCTTTTCCCCATCGGCGCGTAAGACTTCCCCACGCAATAGCTTCATACTTCGGCTATCTGGTGAACGCCGCGCGGTTTCTATCCGGTGCGCTACGTCTTTACCGATGATGCTGTACCCGTACTTCGTCACCACCTGCCGAATGTTCATCTTCGGACGTAGACGGTGGAGGTTGACGGTCACGCGGGGGAACTCCCTCCGCAGCCAGTCGGCGTACTCGTTCACGAACTTCTGTATCTCCGGATATTCCAGCCCCGTGTTCACAAACACCAGGTTCAGCTCCCACGGCGGTGTCCTGAAGCTTGACAGGTACCGAGCCGCCAGATACGCCAGCACCGTGCTGTCCTTGCCGCCGGAGAAGCTGACGTAGCACTGCCCGCCCCATGCGGTGTACCACTCGTCCAGTTTTTCGTAGGTCAGTATCTCCTTGTCCTGCACGTCCAGCGCCATCAGTTTCTTCGCCGCTTCATTCGTCAGCGGCTGGTTTGTGCGTTCCACGTCATACCTCCCGTATAGCAAACCCGTACCTACTGCGGAACAGCTTTGCTTTCATGGAAAACACCCTATACGCAGCGCTACTCGGATCTTTATACCCCTTCACGTCCTCCACCACCGGCAGCCAATACCGCTGGCCGTAGCTGTCAGGTGCCGTTCTGCGCTCGTACACGAAGTCCGCGATGTAGTCGATACTTTTCACCCGGTCGCCCTCAAACGTCGTGTACGCCTCTTGCAAGCAGTATCGCACCTGCAATTTCAGCCCGCGTATCTCCCCAGCCTTTTGCAGCATCATCAGCGCATCGTAGCGCTCCGCCTCCTTCTTGCTGTCAAAGGTCAGCTTGCCGCGCCGCGTCTTCTGTGCCTTGTACTTCCCCTGCTTCTGCATCTTCTCCATGACCTGCTTCTGTGCCGCAGGCCCCAGCCGCATCAGATCCTCACTGTTCATCCAACAACCCTCTTTTCTCCAGTCCGCGCCTACTCATGGTGTAGCGCTTGACCGTCGTCATTTTCTGCGCTTTTCCGCAGCGCTGGCACACGCCCTGCGCCCAGCCGTGGAACGCTGGCTCGATGATGTAATCCTCCGCCATCTCCTGCAAACAGGTCACGCACAGCCGCGCTCTGGCCACGCGCCAGATGCCTTTATCCATCCAGCGCCTCCTTGGCCTCCTGCCACGTCATCCCGTGTTCCCTTGCATAGCGGGAGATACGTCCCCACTTGTGTTCCTTGTTGATGTAGTCCCGCATCCAAGCAAAACGCTCCATCGTATCCTGTGCCTGTTCTTCCTGCGCCTGCTCCTCCTGCGGCTCAATGCCCATCGTGATATCCGCCACATCGGGAAAAAATTTATTGCGTCTGGCATAGGCGACGGCGGCGGCTCTTACGTCCGCGTAGCTGTAAGGCTCTAAAGCGATCTCCCACGCCAGCTTCATTTTTGCCGTGACCTGCTTGTTCGGCCAGAACTGCGAAAACAGGGTAAAAAGCTTCTCGACTTCGCTTCTGTCCATTTCTTCCTCCTCCGGTAGTACATACTCCCGCCGCCGTAATATATAACATTCGTTCTCTTACTCTCCCTCTCCCTCTTACTCTCTCTCTTTCTCCCCCTCTTTCTCCTTGCGCCTTTGTTGTGCGTTTGTTTTGCGTTTGTTATCCGTTTGATTCTGATTTGTTCTGGCGGTTGGCGGCTTTATTTCTGCCGCTGTCCAGTGTGGGGCGAATCAAATTAAACGCGACACTGGCGGCGGGGGAGAGACTGCTGGACGGCTCCGTTTCGTTCAGCGCATAGTCGCAGATCGCCAGAAGAATCTCCGCCTGCTGCTTTTTGGGGAGAGGCTGTATCGCATCCCAGTAGGAGCTGTAAAACGTGAATTGTTTGCGCTTCACACCGCCTCACTCCTTCTTCATCGCCCCGATGACGTAAACGCCGCGCTCCTTGTCCAACGCCACCTGCACGGTGTAGTCCGTCAGTGCCTGCGTCACCAGCTTCGCAGGGATCTCCAGATGGTAGCCCCACAGTGTGTCGCAGTCCTCACGCTTCTCGCCGAACTGTACGGCACAGGCAGCGTAGTGCGCATCCATGCCGCGCCTGAACGCCTCGTTCACGCTCTCCGCGTCCTCGATGTGCTGCCTCTGGCGCTGTACGATGTTTTCCAGGTGCCGATTCTGCCGCCGCAGACCCTTGATCTCATCCTGCATCTTTCCCATTCTTTTCTTCCTTTCTCTCGTACTCGTCCGTCAGGTGCCGTGCGATGGTGCAACGCTCCCACGCACCGGCACAGAATTGATTCATGAAGCGGGATGCCGCGCCGCCCGTCTCGAAGCTGACGCGGCTTCCGCCCTCGCAGCAGACCCGCCGTTTCTCGCTGCTGGTGAAGTAGGGGCAGGTGTACCGCTTGTGCCAGTAATCCATGCCGCTTACCCCTCCCATCAGAACGGTATGTCGCCGTCCGCGTCAAAGTCCTCGTCCACATCCACGAACTGTCCGCCACCGTATCTATTGGCGCCGCTGTCCGCGTCCTTTTTGGCGTCGCCAAAGTAGATGTTGTCCGCCAGCACCTCGGCGTTCCGGCGCTTGTTGCCGTCCTTGTCCGTCCAGTCCCGCAGCTGCAAGCGCCCCTCCACCACGGCCATGCGGCCCTTGGTGAAATACTTGGATACGAACTCGGCGGTGTTGCGCCACGCCACCACGTCAATAAAATCCGTGTCCTTGGTGCCGTCCGCGTTCTTAAAGTCCCGGTCTACCGCCAGTGTAAAACTGGTGACGGCGGTGCCGTTCTGCGTCCTGCGCAGCTCCGGATCGCGGGTCAACCGGCCCATGATAAAAATCTTGTTCAGCATTTCAAATCTCCTCTCATAAGTAACTTTTCCCGAACTCGCGGCGGAAGTCCTCCTCCGTCCAGCCCTGCTCCTCCATTGCCTTGAGCTGCCCGTACCGCCTCAGACGCCGCATCTGGTCGCCGTTCTTATGTACCGCGCTGCGCCCGTTCCGGTGGCAGCGATTGCCGCACAGGTACACCACAAGGCCGTACTTCTCGCTCTTCTTCCGATTCGCGCCGCCCAGGATGTGGTGGCGCTCCAGCGGGTCACTTGGGTCGTTCCGCCCGCACAAAAAACATCGCTTGTCGTTCATACGCTCACCTCTCCCCACCGGCTCACAAGGGCATCCAGCTCTCGCGGCGTCATGGTCTCGATTCCGACATCCCGGAAGTCCTGCACGATGGCGTCTATCAGCCGTGCCATCTGCTCCGTGTCGTATACGGAGCTGCCGTACCAGACGGTCACGTTTACGCAGCCCTTGATTTTGCTGGGGCCGGTATCGGTCATCCAGCCGATACCGTTCCGCTCCCAGCTCCGGCAGAACGCCTCCGCCGCCTTTTCCCGCAGGCACAGCACCTCGCTGACGCCGCCGATGCTCTGTATCTCCTGCCGGTATACCCTCTCTCTCGCAACGCCGTAGTGCGCCGCCAGCTTGTCCAGCAGCACCCACGCATACCCGTTGGCATCCAGGCTCCGCCCTTTGCCCTTGATGGTAACGTTGTACTCCTTGCCGGGCTTCATGGCGTCGCACACGTCCATAGCGGTCTGCGGCGACTTCACACGCAGCGCCAGCCACGCGCCATCACTGTCCTGCTGCCACCGTGCGCCATCGACTGTCACCTGCTGCATAATTCTTCCTCCTGCGGCCAATGTCCTGTTCGTAGGCATTTTGCCAAATACCTAAGGCGAGGTAGATAACACCCCTCGACCCACTCCGCGTCATAATCAACCTTGTGCTGTGTCAACCTGTTTTCGTCTATTGGCAGGAAAAAATTAAACAATTCGTCTTCTGTAACGCGGTATGCCACGATCCTGCAAAACTTCCTCTTTCGGAACAATCCGCATCCGCTGGCAAACATCTCCACCTGGCACTGCTGCCAATACGCTTTCGTAACCTTGAACACAGGTTTGCTGTGCGTTTTCACTTCGGTAATAAGTTGTCTGCTTTCCCCGTCATAGTTCACCCGCAAACGGAGCGAACGGATGCGTATCTGTCTGTCTCGTGTCTTTACACGCAGCGCATCAAGTATCTTGTGCTCGTAAGCCGTGCCACACTGCATTGCCGGCGTAATAAACCTGTCCTTCCTGACCCCAAGCTTCACCAGCCACCATCTTCGAAACGTATCTGTATTCCAGTTCCCCATGATGGTGGCGGTGTCGCTTGCACCAAACCATCCGCTTCTGTCGTGGTTTCGTATCATAGTTTACTCACAGCCTTTTCAAGCGCGTCCAGTTTTGCAAAATAGCCCATCAACTGCACAAGCTGTTTTTCGTTGATCCCAAGTCCCCGAAGCAGGTCGTTGTGGTCAAGCCCGTTTCGTTCTTTCATGGTGATTACCCTTTCCAGTCTCTCCTTTATGGCAAAGATACTGTGACGGCTCAAATCGTCCTCACCATCGTCTCCGTCACCTTCTGCCCAAAGGTCAAACCCAAGACCGGTACGCACGGCAACACCTTTAACGAAAGCTCTCGCCAGCGCATTATTTATGCGAAGTTGGTTCAACGTATCCTCATATACCACAAGGGACCCGTTCAGCAGAGGCATGTCGTAGGAAAACTCCAAATCGTCAATGTGGATTTCAACAGACACAAACCAGCATTCTGTAATCCTTCCTTTACTGGTAGTAATTTTGGCCTGCGGCCACAGGTATGTATTCGTTTCCGGGCACCTACGAGGGGCGTACCACACGCTGGATGCTCCGTTTTCGTGGAGCAACTTCGCGCACTTTGCCCAGCTCAAATAAGGGACCTTGATAACATTACCCTTCTCGTCCTTTGCGTCGCGAAAATCGCAAAACGGCTTTACATCCACCTGTATCAACTCGTTAAATGATTTCAGCATTATTCTTCCGCCTTTCCCACATACTCATTTCTGTTCCTCCCATGCGTCCCTCGCTTCAATGCAGCAATCGCACCCCACGATGACGCCGTCCTTGTTCTTGTAGTAGGTGTCCGTCTCCTCCCCACACACGGGGCAGACGGGCAGATCGTAGTCCTTCGGCTCTAAGGGCCGCTCCGGTTCCCAATACTGCATCACGCTTCTCATACCGGTCGACCCGCCGCTTTCAGCACATCCCGCATCGGCTTTCTGGCCTTGAGGATGGACATGGCCCGCGCCGTGTCCCGTCTGTACTGCCGGTACAGGTCTCCCAGATCCTCCGTCTGGTAGTATCCCTCGCCGTCGTTGCAGATCATCACGCCCTGCCGCTTGGCTTCGCTGACGGCCTTTCGCATCATCCGGTCGGAGGTCTGCATCGCCGCCGCCAGCTCCGCACGGCTGATGGCGTTTCGCCGCCCGTGTGGGATCAGCGCCGCAATGCGCTCCGTTTCCGCCGTCCGCTGGGGGATGTCGGCCTTGTCCTCGTCGCCGTACAGATATGCCCGGCTGGTACGCAGTGCCGCCTCCAGCGCCGTCATGACCTCCTCCGTGGGCAGACACACGCCGTTTTCAAACCGGCTCACCATGCAGGTGTCGATACGGGGATCCACCAGCTTCAGCACACTGCTGACCGCTTCCTGCGTCAGCCCCAGCTCCAGCCGCCGTTCCTTCAATCGGTTCATCGTCCTTCCCTCTTTCTTTTTATCACCATTTTGGCCCTCTCGCGTCTTGCGTTGTTCATGCTGTAAAAGTCGATCTCGCTGTACGCCGCGTAGCGCTTGGCCTTGTCAGCCTTGATGTCCTCCAGATACGCCGCGTACTCCTCGCACTGTCCGTGGCACTTCGGGTGTCTGCTCCGGCAGTCCTTGCAGGGCGTGCCCACTCTGTTCGTCAGACCTACCATTCCCACTGCACCATTGCTTTCACCACACCGGCCTGCGCCGCCTCCTCGTGGGTCATCAGCACGTCCACCGTGTAGCCGTACACTCCGGTGTCGGCTGCTATGTACTCCTTGCCTCCGATAGTCACGGTGCTGCCCAGCGGGATAATATCCGGGTCAACCGCCACCTGCACCGCAGCGGGCAGGGGAGGGGGGACGTCCTCCGGCTCCTGTGCCTCCGGCAGCGTCAGCGCCCAGAGGAGGATACCGATGATCAGCAGGATCATCAAAGCGTTGAGGATCCAGAGCCGCCTGTTCCACCGCCGCTCCCAGCAGCGCTGGGAATACTCCCGCGCCCGCCTGTTCCGCTCTCTCATCGTCCCAGCGCCTCCACGCCCTTGACGATGGCCCAGCTCAGCCACGCCGCGCCGATAAACGCCAGCGCCCATGCAAACGCGCTCATTCCTCCACCGTCCTTTCCGCGATCCATGCGTCCAGCTGCTTCTTGAAGATCTGGAACACAGGGCTTCGCTCCATCTCGATCACGATCCCGAAGGGATACACCCCCTGCTTGATGCCCTGCCGCAGCGTATCCGGCGATATGCTTAACCCGCGATCCCGCAGGTACTGTGCTGCGTCCTGCGGCGTCAGCGTTGCGATCCTGCTCATTTCAGCGCACCTCCGTCCACCGCCGCGCACAGCGTGTCGCACAGATTCTTGCAGGGGCAGGAGGGGCAATCGCACTCCAGCGGGCTTTTGTTCTCGCACAGCGCGTCCGTCCGTGCCAGGAAAACGCTTTCCAGCGCCCTGTACTCGTCTCTGCTCATTTCTTTCTCCTCTCGATAATGGCATCCAGCGCATTTTCCATGCGCTTCTGGATGTCCTTCGGCTTCTTCACGCCGTTCAGGATCTGGCACACATACGCCTTTCCGATCCCCAGCTCCGCGCCCAGCTCGGCGTAGGTGATGCGGTTGTTGTGCATCCTCCCGATCAGTCGTCCCGTCCATGCTTCCGGCATTTCTTATCTCCTTTCAAATTTATAGTTGCAAAAGTTTACTTTTCGTGATACCATAAAGTTGCCACACATCATGCATCACGACTGGCAGTGCCATCTGCGCTGCCTCATCAGCCTTTCGGCCCGCTTCCAACGGGCCGTCTCACCACCACCGCCTTTCTGCGAACTCTAACTTTTCTAACCGATGATGCTATTATACGGCTTGTAAAGTTAACAGTCAAGACGGTGGCGTTAACTTTTCTAACTCTGTATGTTTGCACAACAAGGGGGTGTCATAATTGACCACTTTCTACAAAAACTTTCTTGCGCTTTGCGCTGTTATTCGCAAAAGTCCATCTTATGTTTGCCGTGAAATTGGCCTGTCTAACGCAGCGGCCAGCGGGTGGAAAAAGGGAAAAGTCCCGTCAGACGTAACACTTGAAAAATTGGCTGACTATTTTTGTGTTCCGGTCAAAACCTTGACCGCTTGGCAAAAAGAAACCGCGCCCACCGTTACCGATGAGCGCGATCTTGAAATGCTGTCTCTGCTGTCCCGCCTTACGCCGGAGCAGAAGGAGATGCTTCTTCTCCAGATAAAAGGGCTTTTGCCGCCGCAAGAATAATGTCCTTCTCCGTTTCTCCAAGCTGTACAAACATCTCCATTAGTTTTTTGTCCATTTTCTTCCCCTCTCTTTCGTCAAATCGCATAGTTTTTTTGCTCCGTGTTTGGCTATATATCCAAATTTATTTTCTTAACTTGTTTACATTCCGTGCAGTTTGTATAATGTTGTCTGGGAGGTGGTGAACAAATGGATTCTCAAGATAACGTCAGATACCAGTTAAAGGGTATGTCAACGTTCCCGCCTGTTGAAAACCGCGCGACCAGTCCGCCCCCAGTTGCACCAAAAAAGAAAAAATCGCATTGGCAAGCTGTCTTGTGTGCATTGATAATCCTTGCCGCCTATATGTGCGGAGACTACTTCGGGCATGATCGGGGGTATACCCAAGGAAAAACAGATACGTATGACATTGCATACGCCAAAGGGAAAGATGCCGGATATACTACAGGTTATGACGACGGCTACGACAACGGGTATTCAGACGGGGAAAAATACGGTCGCGCAGCCGAAATTTCGAAGAACTTAAGGAACAGAATTAAAACGAACAGTTCTCCGCAAGTTACATATGACTACACGGTTTATATTACTGCCACCGGGTCGAAATACCACAGGTGGGGGTGCCAATACTTAAAAGAGAGCTGTTACTACCTGTTGCGTTCAGATGCAATCTCCAGAGGCTATACGCCCTGCTCTGTATGTAACCCATAAACAATGCGCCCCCGCCGCCTCCGCAACGGCGGCGGGGGCTTACAGCAGACACACCAACCATCACGCGCACCTGCTGCGGCTTCACCGTAACAAAACCGCATTAGGCAGGTCAACGCCAAAACGTGGCAGACCGCCCCGCCGCACCAAACCGAAACAGGGCAGGTCTCGCCCAGTTGAGGGAGGAACGAATAATCATGGAACAATCTTTACAGGAGCTTTGCAGAGAAGCAAAATACCGAGAAAAGATGACGGCGCAGGACATATCCGACTATTCCGACGTTCCGCTGTCCAGCGTCAACAATTTTTTTGCAGCCTCTTCCAAAATGCCGTCTATCTACACCGCTGGCCCCATCTGCCGCGTCCTCGGTGTGTCGATAGACGCTTTTTTTCATATTCGGCCATCGCCCGATCCGTCCATAGAAGCGCAGCTTGCCCACGAACAGGAGATGAACCAGCTCCGCGTCAGAGCCATACGCCACAAGAATTATCTGATCCTCGGCCTGATGATCCTGCTTGCCATCACCCTGGCATACGGCATTACCATTGATATGCTGGACCCCAACATGGGGCTGTTTCGGGAATAAAACATTTGTTCTGTTTGTTTGCTGCCATTGTACATGACAAGCCTCTTGTTTTCAATCGTCAAGATTTACAAGATTCTTGTTTCTTCTTTGTGAGGTGTCTCTATGTCTACTTGTATTAAATGCGGCGTCCAACTGGTCCCGAATGCCGTTTATTGCCATATCTGCGGGAAAAAGCAGGTCACGGCCTCTCGTAAGGCGCTGAAACGCCCCAACGGGTCCGGCACGGTGTATAAGCTGGGTGGGCGGCGGTCCCGGCCTTGGGTCGCCGCAAAAGACGGCGTGTATATTGGGTACTACGAGCGGAAGACGGATGCGCTGGCCGCACTGGATCGGCTGGCAGGCCGTCCGCTGGAGGAAAAGTTCAATATGACCTTTTCCGAAGTGTTTACAGAATGGAAAGCCGAACACTATCGGGAGATAGGGGAGAAGGGCGTGGAATCCTATGACAGAGCCTACGCCGTATGTGCGCCGCTGCACAATAAGAAATTCCGCGACCTGCGCACAAAGGACTTTCAAGCCATCATCGACAGCAACATGGCAAAGTCCAACTCCACGCTGTCCAAATACAAGCAGCTCATGACTCAGATGGCCCGCTGGGCCGTCCGTGAGGAGATCGCCACCACCGACTTTGCCAAATATGTCAAGCTGCCCCAGCAGGTAAAAAAAGAAAAAGCCATCTTTACAGATGACGAAATCGCGCTATTGGAAAAAGACGGCTCCGACGCCGCCAAAATCGCCCTTATGATGATTTACACCGGTATGCGCATCGGTGAATTGTTCTCTCTGCCGCTGAAAGACTACCATGAATCGTATGTGATCGGCGGCGAAAAGACAAAGGCAGGTAGAGACCGCGTCATTCCCATCCGCCCGGAGGGGAGGAAGTATTTTGCATACTTCGCCTCCCGCGCCACCGGCGACCTGCTCATTTCCGGCTACGATGGGCAGCGCATCCCCGCCAATTACCGCACCCGTGATTTTTACCCCCTGCTGAAAAAGCTCGGTATCCCAAAGCACACGCCCCACGCCACGCGCCACACTTACGCAACGTGGGCAAGAAATGCAGGAATCCAGCAGGAGATTTTGCAGAAGATCATCGGTCACGCAAGCTTCTCCACCACGGCGGATATTTACATCCATGCAGACGCGGAAAAGCTCATCTCCGCCGTTGAATCTGCAAGTAATTTGTAAGTAACCGAAAAAACCTAAAACCGCTTAACACGGATTTATGTTTTTTGTTTTCCATGAAACATTATCAAAACGCCGCGAAAAACACACACAAACGTTGTAAATTTCAGTTGTCCATATTTCACACGCAGGAGGTCACTGGTTCGAGTCCAGCAGTCTCCACCACGAAAAAACCTTGGAATCACAATGGTTCCGAGGTTTTTTCTTTGCCTTTTTCTGGAAGA